CGCGTCTTTCCGGCGCCATAGCCGGCCGAGATGCCAATGATCTGCGTGTCGCTGTCATCCACAAACGCAAGCTGCCCAGGGTGCAGGTCAGCGCGGATGCGTTGCAGCAGATCGCCCGTGTCCTCTTGCGTGGCGACATCCATAAACCCAAGCAAGCTGCCGGGTTGGCAGATGCCAGCGAGCAAGCTCATGACATCTCAAACCGCAGCAGCTTGGCCTGATCTTCTAGCGCTTTGATTGCAATGCTGAGGTTGCCCTTAGCGCGTGCTTCGCGTTCGTAATCCTGCAAGCGAGCGACAGCAGCAGCAAGCCACTGCGGCCGCTCTAGCTCTGCATCCAATGCCATGAGCTGGCGAGCGCGAGACATATAAGTCTCTGCGGTGCGCTCGCCGCATCCCCATGTCTCCGCTGCGTATCGCAGGATTTGCGTCCTGCTGTGAGCACGCAACAGGAGATCGTAAACGGTGTTTACCCGCTCATCAATCTCGACGTTGGTGCTCTTCTTTGCCACCTATTAGCCCTTAATTTGCACAGGCATTACTAGATAAGTTACACCGTCCACGCCACTAGGTGTCAACACGACGGGTGTGGTTGCCGTATTGGCGTGCAGCGTGATGGCTTCTGCGGGCTTAAACGCCTTGATGCCATCTAGCAGGTAGTGGACGTTGAACGCCCATGCGCCATTGGCAGTGCCTTCCACCTTGAGCAGCTCCTTGCCATTGTTGGCATCGGCCTCAGCGGTGATCTCAAGTCCACCACTGCTGGCTACGAGCTTAACGATGGAGTTGTGCGCATCGGCAATGATGGCGACACGCTCCAATGCACGAGTCAAGCGGCGGCGGTCGGCGGTGATGGTGTTTTTGAACTCAGCGGGTATCAGCTTGGCCACGTCGGGATAAGTGCCATCCATGATGCGGCTGTAGATGGTGATGCCATCACCTGCGTCGATCACGGCTTGCCCTTTGGCCACGGCGATGGTGACCACGCGATCCTGCAGCAGGCGCATGGTGCTGGCGGGCAGCACGAGGTCTATGCCATCTGGCAGGTCAATGGCGTAACGCATCAAGCGATGCCCGTCGGTGGCCTCCATGTGGCCGCTGCCGAGGTGGATGCCTTGGAGCATCTGCTTGCTGGCATCGGTGCTGGCAGCTGCCATGCAGGCGCGGATGCCAGCGGATAGGTGCAGCTCGCTCGTAGCGGCGTCCACAACCGGCAGCGCGGGGTAATCCGCCGCATCAGCCTCCGCAAGCCCGTAGGAGCCCGCAGAAGCGGTCAGAGCGCCATCTGCGAGGGTCAGAGCCTCATCGCCATCAAAGCGGCTCACGAGGCCAGCCAGCAGCCGATACGGCAGCGCTACAGCGCCATCGGTGTCCACTGCCGCTGGGATGGTGACGGTGATGCCGAGGTCAAGGTTGAAGCCGGTGATGGTCATGACGCCACTAGCGGCTTGAATCAGGCAGCAATCAAGGATCGGATGGCTGCTGCGGTGGCCAACGGCTGGCGCAATGGTGCGCAGCGCGTGATCGAGATCTGATTGGCAGGTAACGGCTTTCATTTGGCGGTGGCAGCAGTGACGAGGCTGGTGATGATGCGTTCGTAATCAGCGGCGAAGCTATCCACAAGTTCCATGGGTAGCGGTACGCCGTCATCAATGGCGTTGTCGGCAATGGCTGCGGCATACGCCACTGCCTGGGTCATGGTCTCATGCAGCCGATTGATCACCGGTTGCTGCTTGGCTGGAATGTGAATGAGCGATGACATATGCAACAAGAGTTTCAACGTGACGGCGGTTCAGATCACCACGCATGAAGGCGCAGGCGTCCGCCACCAGCGCATGGTACGCCGCCGTGGTCAATCCTGCAACAACTCCACCACTCAAAGCACGCTGCCGGATCAGGTGCGCGCGCGGCATCCCATGCGCTGCTGCTTCAGCGTTCAACCGCGCCAGGTCATCAGCGGTGACATTGATCTTGATTTCGGGCATTTCTGGTGGTGATGGTGGTGCAAATGGTAGGTCGGACGCAAAAACCCTGTCCACGACTGGGTTCGGACGCAAGCGGACGCAAGTCGGACGCAAAAAACCCAGTCATGCCAAGGGAGGACGCAAAAACGGGGTTTCTCCTTATCCCCCCCTATATGTGTGTTTTGTTCACGCCGTTACATTCCCCCCCCTTGTTTCCATACCTGACTTGATTTACCCCTATTTGCGTCCGAACAAGAGAAAAGGTAGATAGAGACAGGGTTTTTGCGTCCGAAATTTGCGTCCGACTTGCGTCCGACCCGGACGCAACTTGCGTCCGACATCACGCCCACAAGTCCAGCCTGAGACCCGAGATGAGACGCTCACGGGACTTGCCGGAGCCTCTGTCGGACGCAAGTTTCGGGAAGATCTGGCGCAATGCCGGCACCAGAAGCCGCGGCGCCTTGACGGTCCGATCACTTGGCGGGTCCATCAGCCACCTACCTTTATCGTCCAAATAACCCTCCTCTCGGTACCACTCCTGCAAGGCATCCCAAACGCGCTTGGTTGATACTTGGGCGCCCTCTTCATAGGTGAGTCCGATAGAGTCGCAGAAGTCCCAAAGATGGCAGCTGGCTCTTCTAACGTCCTGCATTGCTTGGCTTCCAGTTGTGTAATCAATGCCATCTGCAATGCTGAGCGCCATGCCTTCAAGCAACCAATTCAGGAATGCAGGGCATATCTGCTGCTGGATGAAGTCGGGATCGTCCTTTAGCTTTGGATCTGCCTGAAGGTGGTTGGGTTCAGTAGGCGTCGCCATGAAGGTCTTACGGAATTTGAATACATGAAACCGTGTTTCAATGGCAGCCTGCTCACCAGTTAGCGATGGATCCTTGTTGAGGTTAAACACAAACAAAGACGACGGAACAAACTGCGACTCCTGCACGCCTTTGAGTTCATATGACAGCTCCTCGCCACTGATGGCAGCCTTCAATGACTGGAGATTGTCAATACTGACAAACTGCGAGTTTTCGCTTGACCAGTTCACTGATGCGCCGCGTAATGGCGCGATTGGAAACTTACGGCCTTGGTCGTATTGACGGAAGTCAGCAAGCGTGCAGCTCGTGAAATTACGACTGCCAAGAGTATCCCGCAGTGCGGTGCGGATGGTGTCCTTACCGTTGCTGCCCTCGCCGATCATCAGCACAGCACGTGGCCTGCCTCGTGTGGCGCGGTATTTGATGAGGTCAAGCCCACTGCCGAGGATGCGTTGCAACGTGTCGCGGTCGCCAGGCTCTACGGCTTCAAGCAGCCGCCATAGGTGCTGGGCATTGGCTTCAGGGTCGTAGTCGTAAGCAGTGACGTAGGTGAAGGCAACCGCAGGGCTGTGCGGCGTAAAGGTCAGATCCAGCTTGCGGCCAGACCATGCCCATGCCACCACGCCATTGCGGCAGTTGATGGCATTGGCTGGGTTAACCTCAACAGGCTTAAGCAGTCGCCTCATCCATTGCAGTGCTTCATCCACGTAACGCGGCCTGCGCCATGGGTATGTGGTGGCGCCTTGCTGGTTGATGATATGCAGCATGGAGAGGAATGCCGCGAGCTTTGGCGCTAGCTCTTCATCCGGCTTGGCTTGGTAATGGGTGCCGCTCCAGCAGTGCAGTACGCCATCAACGCAAATCCAGCGCTCGCGGGGATGGCAGAACACGTGCTCAACTGCAAGCTCTAGCCATTCGGTGCCGGACTTGTCGTAAAGCTGCAGGTTGACTACTTCACCATCATCACCACCAGCAGGCCCTAGGCGGTGACGCTGCGGCGCAAGCATCGGCAGCGCTGGCCGCCAACCGTGATGACGCGCCCAGTACCAGAACGTCCCAGCACCGATGCGGTCACCGCCTGATGATGCGATCTGCTGCAGCCCTTGCCATTGCGGGCTGTGCTGCTGCATCAAGTCAATGGCCTGCTCAGCGCTACCGCAGGCTTGGATCAAGCCCCAGAAGATATTGCGGTAGATGTGATAGGTGCCGGACCCTGGCACGCGAGGTGGTATTGCCGCAAGCGCTTCGCGGATCTCATCAATGCCGCGCTCTGTGGGTTCTACGTAGTGCTGCGCCGGCTTTTCGTGTTGGTAGTAGGCCTCATTGGGTAGAACGGCTTCAATATCGGACACGCTGTAGCGATGGCCAGCACTGGTGACCATGCGGCACATCTCACCAAGGCTGCCATCGGCTTCGGCGTAGTAGCTGCCAGGTAGCCGCATCACGCGGGATGAGTTCTTGATGCTGCGGTCTGCATCGCAGTAATCAAGCAACCGCCCTTGCACCAACTCCCAATGGGCTGGTGTGATTGGGTCTGCTAGCACCCAGTAGCTGTGGATGGATTTACCGCCGGTATTGATCTGAAACGTTGGCTCCGGCAGCCCTAACTCCTGCCATGCGGTGAGTTGCCATTCGCGCGGGCGATCATCCCACTCAGCAAAGAACGCACGGCAGGCTGTGATTTCAGCGTTGGTGTCCCCGCCATCGTTGATGACGACATAAACGCCGCGGCCTTCGGCTTGCCACTGCTTGATCAGCGGCTTACGAGCGCCACCTTTGCGGCCTTTGTCATTGGGCTTGTCGGGATGTAGTCGGTGCAGAAAAGCGCGCAGGCGGATGGTGCCTGCCGGTTTGCCGAGTAAGGCAATAAACCGACGGGCTTCGTCAAAATCAACTTCCTTCATGCCTGCCCCTTGGGTTCCGGCATGGTGATTACGCCATCGCCATGCAATCGGATGGCGTGCTCCAGCAGCAATCGGATGGCGGCGCTGCGTGAAAGCGTGTCACCACGCCAAGAATCCAGCCATTGCAGCTGGTTTGGCGCAAGGCGCAGCGGTATTGGTCGGGCTAGTGGCATTGGGTTCCGGCTGGATGCTTGACAGAGCGTATACGGTTAGTCTACGGTGTGCAAGCCACACGGCACTGCCATGAGCACCAATGATCGTCGATTTACAAGCATTACTCGCACGGTTGGCATCAATTACACCCATACCATCGATGCAATCGACCAAGACGGTCGAGCTTGGTGGCTTGTGTTAGGTGACAGCAGCGCGCCAGAGACATGGACCGAGCTGCAACCGCTGCCTAGCCGCGAAGACCGCCCATGACCTACCAAGAGTTCCTAGCTTCCAAATCCACTGCAGCACCTGTTGCCGGCTTTGACCCGCAGCAGTTCACAGCGCCGCTGTTCCCGTTTCAGCGGGACATCGTGACCATGGCTTGTCGTGTCGGCAAGTTCTGCATCTGGGCCGACTGCGGCATGGGCAAAACCGCCATGCAGCTTGAGTGGGCGCATCAGGTGCATCAGCACACTGGCGCCAACGTGCTGGTGCTGGCACCACTTGCTGTGGCGCATCAAACCGTGCGCGAGGGCAGCAAGTTCGGCATCCCATGCGCGTTCGCTGCCACGCATGCCGAGGTCAAGCCCGGCATCACGATCACCAACTACGAGAAGCTGAGCCACTTCGACCCATCCGCCTTCGATGGCGTGGTGCTGGATGAGTCAAGCATCCTCAAGGCATATACGGGCAAGATCCGCAATCAGATCATCAAGTCGTTCGCGCAGACCCCATTCCGTCTGGCCTGTTCAGCCACACCGGCACCGAACGACCACATGGAGCTGGGCAACCATGCCGAATTCATCGGCGTGATGACCCGCACTGAGATGCTGGCCATGTTCTTCGTGCATGACGGCGGCGACACTGCTAAGTGGCGGCTCAAGGGTCACGCGCGGGACAAGTTCTGGGAGTGGGTCTGCAGCTGGGCGGTGACCATCCGCAAGCCATCAGACCTTGGCTACGAGGACGGCAACTTTGTGCTGCCGGCACTGCAGATCCAAGACTGCACGGTCGAGACACCACGCGAGGCAACAGCAGGTGATGACGGCCAGATGGCGCTATTTGCCATGGAGGCCCGCACGCTTAACGACCAACGCAAGGTGCGCAAGGCCAGCCTGCAGCTCCGCGTGGCCGCTGCCGCCAAGCTGGCCAACAGCAACACCGAGCAATGGCTGGTGTGGTGTGATCTCAACGACGAGAGCAAGGCGCTGACTGCGGCTACCAATGGCGCTGTCGAGGTGTCAGGCTCGGATTCTGACGACCACAAGCGGCAGGCTGCCATTGACTTCCAAGACGGCAAGATCCGCGTACTGGTCAGCAAGCCCAGCATCTTTGGTTTTGGCCTCAACTTCCAGCGCTGCCACAACGTCGCCTTCGTTGGCCTGTCACACAGCTACGAAGCGTTCTATCAAGCCATTCGCCGTTGTTGGCGCTTTGGCCAACAGCAACCCGTCAACGCTCACATCATCTACGACGTGGCAGAAGGCCGCGTGATCGACAACATCCGCCGCAAAGAAGCGGACAGCATCCAGATGGCCCAATCAATGGTTGAAATCATGAAGCAACAAACCATGGAACAACTCAAGAAGATCCAACGTCAAGTGGCGCCGCACATCACTGAGCACAAGTCCGGTGATGGATGGGACATGTATATGGGCGACTGCGTGGAGAGCATTAAGCAACTCGATAGCGACTCCATCCATTACAGCATTTTCAGCCCACCGTTCGCGTCGCTCTACACCTACTCCAATAGCGATCGCGACATGGGCAACAGCCGCACCGAGCAGGAGTTCTTCGATCACTTTGGATTCCTTGCTAGTGAGCTCCACCGCGTGATGATGCCCGGCCGGCTGATCAGCTTTCACTGCATGAATCTGCCCAGCAGCAAGGAGCGCGATGGTTTCATTGGTGTGAAGGATTTCCGCGGTGACATGCTGCGCATCTTCCAGGCTGCTGGTTTTGTATTCCATAGCGAGGTGTGCATCTGGAAGGATCCGGTCACTGCCATGCAGCGCACCAAGGCGATCGGCCTGCTGCATAAACAAGTGTGTAAGGATTCAGCACTCAGCCGCCAGGGCATCCCTGACTACCTCGTGACCGTGCGCAAGCTGGGCGACAACCCCGAGCCGGTGGCCGGCCCGTTCACGGAGTTTGCCGGTGAAAATCCACCATCCAAAAGCGGTGACCCGATTAAGGACTCCATCAACATCTGGCAGCGCTACGCCAGCCCCGTATGGATGGACATCAACCCATCAGACACGCTGCAATATCGCAGCGCACGCGCCAATGAGGATGAGCGCCACATCTGCCCGCTGCAACTTGAGGTGATCCGCCGCGGTCTGCAGCTATGGAGCAATCCTGGCGACGTGGTGCTGTCGCCGTTTGCTGGCATCGGCAGCGAGGGCTACTGCAGCATCCAAGCCGGGCGCCAGTTTGTCGGCTTTGAGCTGAAGCCTTCGTATTTCAACTGCGCGGTCAAGAACCTGACTGAAGTAGCCAGCAATCGTCAAGGAGTGCTGGTGTGATGCAACTTCGCCCTTATCAACAGCAACTCATCAACGACATCCGCCTGCAGTATCAGCTGGGCAAGCAGTCGGTGCTGGCAGTGCTCGCCACCGGCGGTGGCAAAACTTACATTTTCAGCTACATCGCTCAACAAGCAAGCATTAAGGGAAACAGGGTTTTAATCCTTGTCCATAGGGCGGAATTGCTCGACCAAGCAAGCCGCAGCTTGCGCAGCATGGACGTTGCCCACGGGCTGATTCAAGCCGGCAAGGCAATGGATCTATCCCGCACGGTGCAGATTGCCAGTGTGCAAACCGTTGCCCGACGGCTGCACCTGCTGCCGCGGGATTTCTTCCAGCTCCTGGTGGTGGATGAGGCGCATCACACCACCGCCGGCACATGGGCCAAGGTCATCGAGCACTTCTCCCAAGCCAAGCTGCTGGGTGTAACGGCAACACCAATACGCAGCGATGGCCGCGGCCTTGGCGAGCACTATCAAGCGATGGTGGAAGGCCCAACAGCGCAGCAGCTCACAGATGCCGGATTCCTTGCGGCTGCCAAGGTGCTGGCACCGCCTGGCTTCGATAGCGCCGGCCTGCGCAAGCGCATGGGTGACTTCGACCCCAAGGAGGCTGAGCAACGCGTCGGCACGATCATGGGCGACTGCCTTGGCCACTACCGCAAGCACCTGCCAGGCCAGACCGCGATTGCGTTCTGTTGCTCAGTGGCGCACGCGGAGGCAGTGGCAGCACTCTTCCAGTCAGCAGGCATCTCAGCTGCAAGTATTGACGGCAGCATGGATACCGCGCAGCGCCGTGAGCTGCTCAGCGATCTAGGCACCGGCAAGCTCAAGGTGCTGACCAGTTGCGCATTGATCGGCGAGGGCGTGGACGTGCCATCAGTCGGCGGCTGCATCCTGCTCAGGCCAACGGCGTCAGTGGCGCTGCACCTGCAGATGATCGGTCGATGCTTGCGCCCGCAACCCGGCAAACGCGCCGTGGTGCTCGATCATGTCGGCAACACGCTCAGGATGGGACACCACTTAGAACCACGAGACTGGACCCTAGATGGCCTTAAAAAGCGCGACCGCGAGGCAGCGCCATCGGTCAAGGTGTGCCCGCAATGCTTCGCCACTAGTGCCAGTGCTGTGCAGGTATGCCGCGAATGCGGACATGTATTTGCGCCACAGGAGCGCCGCGAGCTGCAGCAGGTAGATGGTGAGTTGGTGGAGATGGCAGTGGCCAAGCGGCGCGAGCAGTCCTCAGCCCGCGACCTAGAAGCCCTCCGTGAACTAGCGCAGCAACGCGGCTACAAGCGAGGATGGGCGGAACGTGTCTACCAGGCGCGACTGGCTAAGAGGCATGGCATCTGAGCAATCCATCCAGCAGCACATCCGCATTGCCTGCAGCAACGGTGACACGCGCCTGTTCCGCAACAACACCGGCACGCTTAAAGACGCCAACGGCCGCCCGGTTCAGTTCGGCCTGTGCAAGGGCAGCGCTGACTTGATCGGCTGGAAGCGCGTCACCATCACGCCGGAGATGGTTGGCACTCAGGTGGCGGTGTTCACCTCTATAGAGGTCAAAACCGCAACCGGCAGGCTGCGCCCTGAGCAGCAGCAGTGGCTGGATGCAGTCCAGGCGGCTGGTGGCATTGCGGGCGTGGCGCGCTCGGTCAGCGATGCAGAGGCATTGTTAAGAGATGTTGCATAGGGTTGATCAGGGCGGCGCATGGGCTATATTGAAGGAGTCGGGAGCGATCCCGGCATCCACCGCACCTAGAAAAATGAAGAAATTGAGCGCCGGCCTTGAAGCCATCGCTGATTTGATTGTCTCTTGTGAGGCGGTCAAAAAAGCGCTGGAAGATCTGCGGGACTGCACCACCGACGACGAGTGGGAGGAGATCATCTCCAATCCGCTAGTCGACACACTGGTGAGCACCTGCATGGACCTAGAAGACCGGCTCCAGTAACCAAGGGGCTTCGGCCCCTTTTTTTATTGCCCAGCGGTCGGCGCTATCCGTAAGGACGCGCGCGGTGCTGCAGTCGCGGTGGCTGCAGCTGCAACCGTATCGGAGGCCGCTATTACTTGCAGGGTTGATCAGGGCTGCCGATGGTGTAGGATGACGTCACGAGGGAAGCGGAGCGGCACCTCGCTAAAAACGCGGCCAGGGGGAACAGAGCGCACGACCCCACAATCGAGCTCAACAGGGCCTGAGTAAGCCCGCACCGCCGGTTGGCCCGGCACAACATTGATCCTTGAAAACCGAATACTCGCGGGCGTCGTCCCGCTCCGGTGGTGGCCTTCACCCGGCACCCATGAGTCCCGCCGGGGGCTCAACCATCAACCGGAGATCCCATGGACGACATTACCCGCAACGCCCTCGCCATCGAGGCCGAAACCGCAGCGTTAATCGCTGAGGTGGACGCGGCCTTCGAGGCGTGGAGCCGCTCCACCGAGCAGCTGCTCACGGTGGCCCAAGAGGCCATCGCGCTGGCTGACTCGATCAAGCACGATCTGGGCAACGCCCAAGCCGCGCTTGAGGAGTGGTTCTAAGGGCACCGCCCCTTTGGGGGCACAAAGATTTAGGCCATAAGCCGGATAATGCGCCCCGGATCCTCATCACCTCAAGCATCATGCGTGCACTGATCACTGCAGCAATCCTGCTGCTGTCGCCTGCTCAAGCCCGGCAGGTGACTGCCACCGTCTACGACGGCTGGTATCACGGGCGCACCACGTACTGCGGTGGCACCTATCAGCATTGGGGCGTGTCAGCCGCCCATCCATGGCTGCCATGCGGCACGCGCGTCACGGTGCAACACCGCGGGCGCCTGCTCACCGTGCCAGTCACTGATCGCTGCGACTGCGGATCGCTAGATCTCAGCGCTGGCGCTGCCTACCGCCTTGGTGTTCCGCTGGATGGCACCGCAACTGTGTCGATCCGTTACTGATCACGGTTGACCACGGCGGCAGATGGTGTAGGATACGCACAAGCCGGACAACCGGCACCCCAAACCGAGAACCATGCTTACAACCGCACTGCTAGTTATCTGGAAACTGCTGCTGCCGCTGCTGGTAGTAGTCGCCGTGATCGACTGGCTCACCGCCTCTGACGACCGCCGCATCCGCGTACTGCGCCGCACTGGCCTGAGTCAGAAGCGCATTGCCGACCGCCTCAACCTGTCCACCTATCGCGTCCGTAAGGCGCTGATGGCATGAACAATCTGAACCGCTTTGCCGTGCTGGCAATCATCTTCGGTGTCT